ATATAAACGTCGCCAGTAACCGCTGAACGAACATTAGACGCTTTACGTGTTGCAGCCATCACAACCCCCATTAAATATCAAACAATTACATTAAAACAAAAACAATAAGCTTATTCAGACTCAGCAGGCCTACATATCAGCTCAAAAAGCGAATACACATCAAAACGTGCACCATCAACCAGCAAATCAGGGCCAGTAGACCGTTTACAGTACACCACAGGGTCACCGTCCACACCATCAGCCAGCACAGCCTCAACACGACGCGCCAACGACATAGCACGATCCGGCGTATCCGAAAACACATTCACCCGCAAAAAAACACGCTCACGAACATGCAACTGCGGGCCACCATCCAACGCAAGCCAAATCAGGTCACCCTCAAACCGGTCAGGCACCGTCCCTGTACACGGTATCCCCGACAGCCAGCCATCATCCTTGAGCACGCGTTTAGCCCACACGCGAGGATCACCGTAAATGATCACGACGCAGCCCCAATCGACCTCGCCAACGTGCCATGCTTCGCCTCAATCCTTTTACCACCCTTATAGGTGGTACCAATCCTCGCCACAGCCTCAACCCGGTGAACCTGCACCTCCGACGACAAACCATTACGGTATTGGGCCCTATCGAAAGCGTTACCGCCCACATTCGCCGAAGCCGCACGCTTGACACGCTCACCACGCTCAGCCAACATGCCCTGCACCCCAGAAGACTTCAACACCTCACGAATACCCGGCAAGTTCAGCTTCACATTCACATCTTGTGCCACTACCCATCAGCCCTTCTTACGCTTCACATTAACCTGCGTGCCCGCATCCCAGCCAGACATCGGATGATGCCACACCATAGGAGACCCGTCAGCCTCCCACACAACACCCCGAATACGCCACCGGCAACGATAACCGGCACCCACAACAGACTGCTTGAAAAGCATCGACCAATGCTCATAATCAGAGTCACGCCCCGCGGCCTCATCCTCCTGCGAAACGGAAGCATAGATGGCCACGTTATGGAACACAGTCTCGACAGGCTTAGACCAGTCTTCCACCTTGTCGCCAAGATCATCGACACGAACAGTCGGTTGAAGCATCACAACCGTTTCACCATAAGGAAAACTGGTCATATCATATCTCCCACAAAGGGCCAGCGTAGCCGTTAATATTCGACCCGCACGAGCAACCCTCACCCCACACCGTGGAACACACCTCAGAATGGTTCACACTACTCCTCATGGTCGGTGTAATAGTGAACGCTTTACCAGCCCCACCATCACCCTCACACAGCTTCTTCAACGCGGCAATCTCAGAAGGCCACAACAAATTCGTGGGAGTATTAGACCGTGTAGTCTGAGCGAAAGGACCCGCAGACTCATACTGCACCTGGCCCGACACGCCAGTATCATTCCAGCGCAACAAAGCCCTGCGCAGAATAGCCTTAGCGGCATCCTTGTATTTGAAATCCGGTTTAGCGATACAGGGGGCGACACTGACAGCCACAGCCTCCACATCGGCAATCATCGCCTCAAGCTTCTCTCTAGGAATATCAGCGAAAGGCTCAATATCCTCAGGCTTCAAAATGATACCCATCAACACCACCCCCTGCACATTGACACATCACCGCAACAAATTAATCAGTTCTCGGCCGGCGGATTAGGCTTCGGGGCAGCCTTCTCCTTCACAACAGCAAACGAATCAAGCGACTCGATAGCCACATACAGCACAGCCTCGGCACGAACCATAACCTCATTATGGCCCTTCAGGTCACGCCCAGTCTGATCCGGATCACCATACTCAATAAGCTCGATCGGGAAGTTACGCTGGAAACCCCAATGAACACGCGAGAAATCACCAACAATAGCCTTAACACCAGAGGCAGGCGACATCTCCGGGGCACCCGAAACAGTCGAAGAAGCACCAACATTCAAGCCACGCCAATTATCCAAACCGGCAAACCCGGCGGCAGGATACATCGGCTGACCGGCAAGCGGAGACCCCTTCGGATACACCTCAGTAGACAGAGCAAACGAGAACGCCGGATCCAAAGCAACACCGTTAGGAACCTGCAAACCAGCACCAGCGATAAGGCCGACAGCCTTGATCAGATCAGCCGTAGCGCTATCGGTTGCATCAACAATATGCTTCGTCTTATCCAGCGAAGACTTGACAGCCGCAGCCGGCGTACCCGTAGCCGGATCAATACCATGGAAGGCAATCAAATCAACAGCGCGACCAATCGAGGCACCCAGCGCAGGCGAAATCAGATCCTGAAGCACACCCAGACGGTAATCGGCGTCAGCCCACATAAACTCGTCCGAAACACGCTGCTGAGTCACAACCTTGATAGGCTGCGCAGTAAACGAGGAAACATCAACCGAAGCGGAAGGCTTAACCTCACCCTCGCCAACAATCTTCGCACGAGGAACACCACTGAAAACGGCGCCCTTAACAGGACCAAAAATAGTCGGCTGCTCCGGCGACAGCTTCGCCAAAACACCAGAATCGATAGCACGGTCACGAACCGCACCAATCATAGAACCAGGAAGCTCAAGCTTCCCTGCAGAAAGAAAATCGTCAGCCATCACAAATCATCTCCTAGAATTATTGACAAGAGCATCCACAAACGCGACACCCTCACGTCGTTTAACATCATCAACGGGGGCACTCCCCGCAAGACGGCGCACACCCGCGCCACCACTACTATGGTCGATCAAACCCTTCAAAGCTTTCGCAGACTCGGCAAGCGACTCCTTATCGCCACCCGACAAGAAAGCGATCGCATCACTGGACAAACCATACTCTGAAGCCACCTCGCGCTTCACACCCTCAAGAACAAACCCGTTGATCCTGTCTTCGAGTTCCTCATTCTTGCGGCGAAGCTCATCAATAGTAGATCCAGAATCGTCACTCGATGTACGAAGCTTCTCCAACTCGGCGAAATTACTTTTAGCACGAGACTCCCACTTACGAGCCTCAGCCTTCCAATCAGTCCCCGGCGATTTACCCTCGCCTTCATTCTTCAACTGATTGTTGGCTACCTCCTGCCCGCCATCGTCTTTTACTGTATCAACAATGCCGTTATCCTTTCCGGACTCCACAACATCATTGTCAACATTCTGTTCCTCAACACTCTGATCGGCCATAGCCTAACCCTACACTCCTTGCGGAAAACAACACAACATTGTTGACCCCCGTGCGGGAGACAACCCTGTGCACCAATAACCGGCGGCGCACAACCGGAAACCACATCAAATTATCTCATGCCACCAACAGTACGCATAGCCTTCAAAATATTGCCAGGCGACTGCTGCAACCCATGATCATCAACCCACTCACGGGCCTTCTCATACGTCCTCTGATACCCGGCATCAGCCCTATTTGGCTCCCAAGGGCCAACAACCTCAACCACCGTACAACCACAATGATCATGATACTTCGAACCAAACGGACGCTTACCACCACGCTTATGACGCCGAGTATGACCAGTAGTAAGTGCCCTTTCCTTAGTCGTATAATCCGACCTCGTAGCCAACATGGCACAAAAAGCACACGGATCACCATCAGTCACTCGACGCCACGACCTACCCTGCGCACCCGCCGACCACTCAACCGTGTCACGGCCAGCATTCATGACAGCCCGATTAACACCCGCAGCCATCGCATCAATAGTATCATTCGCCCTATCCGGGTCACTATTTATAATCTTCATAGTCGAAAACGACCTAGCCAAAGCCGCAGCAGCATCAAACTCGTCATACACGATCAAACCAGGATCCACACCATTCAACCGGCGAAAATCCGACACAAACCTGGCAGCCAACGATGCCGAACCATCATGGCCGGCACGCTCCAACTCCACACACAAACGCACATACTGCGCATCTGTCATCTTCCCGGAATGCCACAAACGACCCAACTCGGCATAATAGCCCGCATACTTCCCAGCAAACCTGACCGCCTCACGCTGATACCCGGTAGCAGCCAACCTCGACGCAACACCCGAAGCCATTCATCAAACCTCGTTAGTTTGACGCGATATAGCCCCAGCCAGCGCCGCCAACGGGTCAGACGACTCAGCACGATGACGCATCACAGCCTCAACCTGCACATCATCAAGCCCCAACATCTCCAACACCGTACGAGAATCAGCAGGCAAAATACCGGCACCAACAAGCTTCGTCACAGCATCAGCCGTAGCCGCCCGAGTCGGGGTTGAAGCATCACGCCACCTCAAACCCACATCACCAAAAAACGCGGCCTCATCAACACTCGAATCAAGCGCCTTAGCAGCCAGGAAACCAGCCGACAACCAACCCTGACCAAACGACGTTTGACGCCGCTCAGCACGCTTCACAAGCCGAGATTCCTCGGCAGCCAAAGCCTCCCCACTAGGTGGGTTAGACGTGATAAACCCGAAATAGCGTTCCGGAACAGCCGCCTCACCCGCAGTCAACTGCGCCAACAGCCTCATCTGATCCGAATACGGTGTAGGACTATTGACAGGAAACGACCCCACATTTGGGGTATCACCGTCATCATCCTTATCAACAGCCCACACAGAAGCCATCGACAGGACCCAGCCAGGCTGCGAAAACTCGTCAGCCGACACACCAGTCACCCAACGCTGAGGATACGCATAAAAATCACGATTCACAGACTGCCCCAACAGTGTGCGAACAGCCTCATCCGTGTAAGCCCTAATAGACCTCGTAATCTCCGAACGACCATCAATCCTCGAAGTACGGCGACGATTCACAACAGGCACCAACGGAACCGCACCAAGACTATTCACGATACGGCCCGTCTCAACCCACTCACGAGACCCACGCCGCTCAACCTGAACAATCACATCAGGAAGCAACAACTCCGCCTCAACAACCTCAGGATCACACGTCTGCTGCACCACAAGGCCAGCATCCAGACGAGACCCATCGACAGAAAACTTGCCTGTGCAATTCTTTGGTGACTGCGGACGAACCCGCACCGACCCATCATCCTGGGGAATAACAGCCACAAACGACAACCCAAAAATCAGCGCATCCAAATGCACATCACACGACGCCGTAGCAAGCCGATTCGCAGCATACACACCATCCAAACCGTAGCCGTCACTATTAGTCCAGCCAAGCCAATCCAGACGCTCCTCCAAAGCATCCACAGCTATACCAGGCCACGACACCACAGTCTGCACACGCTGCAACTCCGGAGGAATAGCCACACCAAGGTCACGCACCCGATTAGAGCCCTCATAGTAGCCCTCAATACGGCAATGCCACGAAGACAACCTTTGAATACGATCAAACATGCCCTCAATCAGAGCCAACTCATCCGAGTTCATACCACAGACACCCGCTTCCTACCACTACGCTCCCGACAGCCACGACGAACACGTTTAGCCCCCAAAAACGCCAACGACACAGCCTCCAAAGGCACCTCAGAACCATCCTTAAACGAGGAACCCCAACCCCACGCAGACCCCTTACGCTTCTGCACAGCCGACCTCACAGCAATATCCAACATGTCACGCCTCGAATCGGCACGAGGATGAGACACCACACCCGAACGCACACCCTCAAGAAACGCCTGACACGCCTCCACATAGACACCAGTATCGGCAACCACCACGCCACGGCCCGGAACGCCACGATCCGTCAACGCCTTCTGCAACAACACTGCACCAGACCCGGCAACCATGATCCGGTCAGTATCACCCCAACGAACCGCCAACCAGTCAGCCAGCCGGCCCACACCATCAACAATCGTTCCCGACAGCCCATCAATAACCTCAACATGAACCCCAGCATCAGTCCGGCCAGCACCCGCCAAAGCAACCCGATCCCCAGAACGAGAAAACGAGACACCAAACACCTTGCCGCCAACCAGACTCGCCTCATCCACAGCAGACTGAGACCACTTATCCGCCGGTATCACCGACGAAGCAGACTGGCCACGATCCCACCAGCCAAGCCGCTCCCGAGCAAACCCGGCAGCAGACATCGACTCATGCTCATCGCTTACGGTCCCAAAATTCAGACGACGACCCAGCGCAGGATTCGTATCCCCCGCCAACTTCCGCCACTGCCGAGACACATCATCCGGATCAGACTCGTCAGGAATCGAAAACTCCGTCCACGCAAACCTTTTACCACCCGACAAAGCCTGCCCGCGCAAACGCAACACCACAGACCCGTCCGCCAACGGCCCAGGCGGCGTGCCAAGGAAAATCTGCTGCGGATCACCAGACGGGGCAGCACTTACCGTAGGAAGCAAAGCCTCCAACTGCTCATCCGACAACTCCTGAGCCTCATCACACACCAAATCATCAACCGTAAACCCGCGAGCAGAACCACGGCTACGGGCCACAAACTCCACCGAACCCCAACCCGGACAGCCACACTTCTTCTCAAACGTGGCACAATCCGGATGATGCAACACAATAGCCTCCTGACCATTCGTCGCACGAATCGACTTCACCATACGATACAAGTCAGGAAACTGCCGCTCATTCTCAAAAAACGACCTCAACCGCATAAACGCCTTACGAGCCGACTTCAACTCGTGAGCCGTATGCAAAATACGGCGACCCTGAATAGTCGCCTTAAACAACTCCACAATCTCCAAAATAGCATTCTTGCCATTCTGGCGAGGCACAAACACCCCACACACACCCGAAGCAAGCCTGCCATTACCACCGACAGCCAGCCAATCATCCAACACCTGCTGCTGCCACGGATCAGGCGTCAACCCGTAAGCCCTACCAAGCTCACCCGCATCACCGCCAGCCGACACCGAATACGCCGCAGCCACCCGGTGACGAGGAACCTGAGAACCAACCACACTCGACATTAGGCCCCTTTACGCTTCCTATACCGGTCAATCATCGCCACCGCAGAACCCCCACCACGGCCACCAGACGCCACATCAACCGAATACCGATCCAACATACCCATAAAAGCCTTCACATGAGCACGAAGCGAAGCCACCATATCCGCCCTGCCCTCACGCCACACACAATCATGAATCACCGCAGCATCCATGAGAAACAGCCACTCCTCATCAGACACGTACGATGCGCGGCTATCCTCACCCCACACACGCCACCAACGACGCGTCTCCCCACACCAATCACGACTATCAGGAAGCTCAGGCTGCACAACAC